CTGGGTGACCTGCCGCTGACCGGCATCGACAGGGCGACACTCGACAGCCAGCTCATGTGGCCGCTGCAGGAAAGCATTTCCATCGACTACGTGCGCTCAGTGTTCCAGCTTCTGGCACTGGCCTTCCGCCAGGCATTCAAGCTGGGACTGATCTCGGCCAACCCAATGGCGGCCATCAAGTTCAATGACTTCTCGAAAGCCAAGGTCGGGATCAAGCCGTCGCGCCTGCGTGGGGTACAGCTGTCGGGTCTGCTGGAGCAACTGGCCGCCGTCATGGAGTCCGCGCCGCTGGATTCCATGCTGGCCCTGATGATGCTCTGCCACGGCACGCGCATCGGCGAAACCCGGCAGGCACGCTGGTCACACATCAGCCTGGCCGAGCGTGAGTGGTTCATTCCGGCCGAACACACCAAGACCGGCGTCGAGCATCACCTGCCATTGACCGAGCAGGTGTGCGCACTGCTGATGCGGTACCGCGACGGTCAGTACACCCGCGGCTACGACGGCCAGTTCCTGTTCCCGGCGCGCAACGGCAAGGCCCTGAGCGAAGGCCAGGCCAGCGCCGTGTTTGCCCGGTTGGGGCAGGGCGAGTGGACCAGCCATGACCTGCGCAAGGTTGCCCGTACCGGTTGGGCAGACCTCGGCATCGACCACCTGATCGGTGAGCTGCTGATGAACCATGCCATGGGTCACAACGTGAAGGTGTACATCCAGTCGGACGTGATGGGGCGCAAGCGCGATGCCCTGCAGCAGTGGCACGCCCATCTAGACCAGAAGGGTTTCACCGTGATTCATGGATTGACCGGCTTTAGATTCGGAGATTCCGGTAATGCGCTGGAAGCCTCAGAACATAAGGCCTGCGAGGCCATTCAAAAATCAACCATAGGCGAGGTTTAAAAATGGATAAAAAGACCCACGGCCCCGCCTTTGTGCGTTGCCTGATCCCGCTCACCGACTGCCCGTCATGCGCTGGGAAGGGGATCATTCAAGGCGTGTTCCATCAGCTCGATTGCATCGGTTGCCATGCATCAGGCCAGGTCCATGCGATCACCCTGGAGCCGTTGCCAGTGGAGGATCTGGTGGTGCAGTTGTCCATGCTGTTGCGCCGGGAGCGTCACCTCGCAGCCTTGGCACCCGCGGCGAATGACACCGTTGACCAATACCAGCAGAACAACAGTCGCGGCGCCGGCCGCTCGTCTTTCAAGGGGGATTGAATCGTGGCGAGAACGAAGAATTTTATCGAGCGTACCGCTGAGGACCTGCTGGAGCACTGGGGCCGTTGGGTGGTGTTGGGCTCGGGCGTGTCCTGCTGCGCGTCCCGGGAGAACACCCTGCATACACCGATGATTACCGACGACGACGCGCTGATTATCGACGGTTTGATGGGGCGACTGCTCAAGCGCTACCCGGAATGTGGGAGCGTGCTGATGAAGTACTACACCGCCCGAGACAAGGCCCTGGTGGACGTTGGCAAAAAGCTCGGCTTCGGTGAAGAGAAGACCCGACAACTTTGGAAGGCTGGAGTCGCCTGGATAGATGGGGCATTAGACATCCGACGAGAGGCGGCTTAGGTGGATTCAGTTCGCTGAATACGCCATACGGGAATGTGCGATTTCACTACAATTCTAAGAGTTATTCGAGTTGGGACTAGGCCGCCCACTAGAAGCGATCTTGACGACTGAACTATCCGATCTTTCGGGGGCGATCCCATTCATGAGATTTGGTCGAAAATATGAAAAATAATCCTATAAGTATTGAAAAGTACCAGGCGATTTTCGCGAAAATACTCAAGATATCCTTAGCGGTATTTTCACTTGCTTTCGTCTACTTAATTTTTTTTTACGATGGTCCCAGTGGCGGTCTAGATCTTGGGTTTCAGGGTACAGATACACCGAAAACCGAGGTCAGTACCGCAACCGAATTAATGACTCTCGTATCTATGGTGTCTTTAGGTACCTCCGCCACTTCGCTGATCGGTTTTTTTATCACCACCGCCTTTGCGTGGAGAAAAGAGTGGCGGGAGGGAAAAAGTGCCAATGTAGAGCTTGAAAAAAAGAGACTGGAGGTAGAAATGTTACGCCTGGATATTGAAAAAAAGCGTAAAGAAAATGCTACTGGGCCTGACAAACCAATTGATCCGTCTTGACGGCTAAGAGCCAAAAAAATGGAGCCTTTGGTGCCTTGACATCCCCGGTCCCTATCTATAGATTTCTCGTTACTTTGCGGTTTTTCCGCGAGCAAAGCCCGACGCTAGAGTTGGGCTTTTTGCTTTCTACAGTTCATGAAGCCTCGGCATTTGCCGGGGCTTTTTCGTTTTCGGCTCCACCACACCCATTGCTCCGAGCTGGGAGTGCTGTTGGGGCCGATTCAAACCCTGTCATGCAGTCGGAGTCGAGCGCATGGATCTTCTGCATCGCCTGTTCGACAAAGCTGAATGGCTTATCGCTGGCTTGATTGGTGCCATCGTCGCGAGTTGGTGGCACAAGGACGACCTCACTGATTGGCGAGCCTGGGCAATATTCCTGGTCACTGGAGTGGCTTGCTCTCTTTACCTGACAGGCATGGTCAGCGCATACCTCGGTGTGACTGAGCCGAGCATCGTCGCCGGCATCGGTTTCTTACTTGGTACCTTCGGCGGCTCCCTTCTGGCAGCGATTAATCGCGCCATCAAAGCCGCGGACCTTTGGGCGATCATCCGCCAGAGGTTCGGCGGAGGTAATCCACCATGAACTACGAATTGATCAGTTCCATCGCCTGCGGACTGATAGCGCTGTGGGCAACTTGGTGCGTGCTGAGCGGAAAGGTCAGGGATGGCATTGTTGGGAAGCTGATCTACTCCGCGATCGCAATCAGCGGTTTCGTAGTTATGACGCGTACTCAAAACATTTTTATTGGTCCGACCACTGCTGGCTTGACGCTGCATGTGTCGTTGGCATTGGCGGGGGGGCGGCACGTGTTCATGGTCATCTGGTGGCAGCGGGTTAAAGCCTGGCTCTGCCGAACACTTCATTGCGAACACTGCCTGGGCTGCCATAAAGGTCGTGCGCCTGACGACCACCACAAAAGCTAACGGGTGAGGTGAAGCATGGTCAGAATCGACGCCCGCGCCAACGTGGAGGAGCTTTCGAAAGCCTTGCGAACATTGGGCAGCAAACAGCTTCCTTTTGCGTTGGCGCTCACAGCTACACGATTGGCCATGCTCGTAAAGAAAGGCGAGCTCGCGGTGATGCGGGAGCGATTGGATAGGCCAACTGCGACGACCATGAACAGCCTGTATGTGAAGGTCGCCAAGAAGGGCAACCCTGAGGCGCGTACATTCTTCAAGGATGCATGGACATCAGGCGTTCCCGCCGATACGTATCTTCAGCAACCGGTGAAGGGCGGCCGCCGACCCCATAAGCGGTTCGAGAAAGCGCTTATTGCCCGCGGCATCATGAAGCCTGGGCAGTACGCGATCCCGGCAGAATCTGCACTCAATCAGTTCGGTAACGTACCTCGCGGCACGATCATGAAGATTCTGTCGGGGTTGAGTGCGGCCGAGACGGTGAGTGGTGTGCAGGCCAACGCCACGAACAGCAAGCGCAGTAAGCGCAAAGGTAACGCTGACAGGTATTTCGCTGGTGATGTCGATGGTTCACAGGGCATCTGGGAAAGGAAGAAGTCCGCGTTCGGTGATGCCGTTCGACCTGTCTTCATCTTCAGTGAGGGCGAGCCCGGGTATCGGGTGATCATCCCGTTCTACAAGATCGCAGACAACATCGTGAAGGCGAATCGAGCGAAGGAGTTCGCCAGCGCGATGGATCAGGCCCTGTCGACAGCCCATGGCTGACGATCAGGGCAGGGGGTACCCCCCCTTTGGGTCCTTCCCAGGCCCCCAGCCCCTTGCGGGTAATTCGGGCCCCGCCCATCAAATATGTATGACCTTTTTTCAGAGGTTGGTTGTTGTTTAATCATGGCCAAAAACGAAACAACCAAACAGCGCGGGTGGTTGAACAAATCCGAGATGGCTTCGAGCCTCGGGATTTCCCCGCAAGCCTTTGACAAATGGGGAGTTGCGCCTGTCGCACGCATCGGTCGAGAGGCGTTCTACACCGTGCAGAACGTGGTCGAAAACCGCGTTGACCACTCGCAACGGAAACAACAACCGGCGGGTGAGGGAACCGAAGGTGTCGATCCGATGATCGAGTACAAGCTGCTCGAAGAGCGTCGAGGTCTGACCGCC